CTTCGCTAAAATGTAATAAGCCAGTGGGTCGGGCTTGAGGTCGTCGGAGACGTACAAGCCGTCCTCCTTGCGGGTCAGGCGGTTCTTGTCCGCCTTGCTCACCTCGGCAGCGTATCCCGTTGGTCCTCGCGGGCCGGGCGGGCCTTGCGCTACTGGTGTCTCGATCACCTCTGGCTCAGCATCATGATCCAGAAGCGTTTTATCCGGGCCTGCCTCAATGACTTCCGGTTCTTTGTCTTCCGTGACAAGTAACGATGAATCGCTATCAACTTCCAGAAGATCAACGCGCCGTTCCTCAGACAGCACAACGCGCTCATCGACCGTCTCGATCAACTCTGCGCTAGTGCTATCCGGCTCAACGCCACTCACCGGGTCACTTCTCGGGTCAGAGTGACATCCCCGGCCAGAATCCGGGTGACATCACCAGTGGGCGATACCAGCTCAAGGTCATACACGGCCGAATCGAAGTCCAACGCGGCGGTGTCGGTGGCTGGCATGTGGATCTGAAACGCGCCAGGGTCCGGGCCAATGATGATCCCGCCGTTCTCGGTGGTCAGCTCGGCAATGACTTCCTCGGCGTCGATGGTTTCCCGAATCTGCATCCGGGCGGTGAACTCAGTCAGGTCAACCGGCTCACCGCCCGCCTTCCACGTAAATGGCTTGCGCAGCGTTGCACCCTGGTCGATCTTCAGCTTGTACTTCACGGTTGCCATGGGTCGCTGTCTCCATGATTAAGGCCAGAACGGTTGTACGTGGTGCTGGACATCCTCTCGGGTGAGGCGTCTAAGATCGGCGTCCGGCCGCTGGCCGAAGTACCGGATAAACGAGGCCTCGGCTGCCTGAGCCCGTTGTGGGTCGAACACTTCCGCGTCCGGCACACTGAATGCCCGGTAAAGCGCCCAATGAACGAGGTGGCGATGGTGGACCGCGTTGATTTCCGGCTCGTCACTTCCGGTATCCATGGACGACAACGGCAGCCGGTAGCCCTCAAGGCTCACCACTCCGGGCTCATTGGGCCTCGGCACCAGCCGAAGGCCTGTATCGCCCTGAATCGCGTACTCCGGGTCACCTTCTTCTGTGCGCCATTCCGGCATCATCCGGTCCAGCGCTTCCCCGGACACCAGCTTTATCGGTTGCGCGCGGTACAGACCGTCCCGATTGAACGCAATGTGGTCGATCTCATACAGCGCCGCATGAAGCGGATATGAAGCCTTGCCGGTCTTCACTTTCAGCTGGCACACGGCAGAGTTGTCGCTCTCATGAAGCAAACGTGCGCGAATGGCCGCTTCTTCCTGAGCGTCATTCAGCCAGCCGGCTATTACCTCGTCTGACCAAAAGTAGGGTTCAACCAGATCATCGGCCGCTACTCGCACCTGCTGTATGAGTTCTTCCAGGGTCATACCACACCGAACTGGTTAACCATGCCTACAACGTCCTCGCGCAGATTCTCGATGGATTTGCGCTTGTTGATACGCTGCTGGTACTTGGTTTGGGCGAATTCCTCCAGCTGGTCCTTTTCGGTCATGGCGTTCACCTGATCCACAAGGTCTTGGCGCTCCTGGTCCTCTTTGCGCTGGGCTTCCTCGGCGGCTTTGGCTTCGGCCAGGCGCTGGTCGGTATCATCGGACTTTTCGCCCTGATCGCCTTCGCTGCTCTCGTCGCCTTTGTCGCTATCGCCGTTTTCACCGTTGCCAGTATCGCCCTGTTGCTGGCCTTCCTGCTTATCGCCCTGCTGGCCAGCATCCTGGCCGGCGTTCTGGCCGTCCTGCGACTGGTTATCGCCCTGCTTCTGCTCATCACCCGTGGTGTCGGCTTCGGCAAGCTTGAACAGGTCAGGATGGCGCAGAAAGCGAATGGCCAGATCGGACGGTACCACCCGCACCTGCCCCTTGTTGAAAGGCAGCTTGGAGCCATACAGCTTGTCCACCCACGGCTCTTTGCGCCCGATGTACTCAACCGGCACTTTCTCTGCCGCGTAAATCTCGCGTCGATTCATTTCCATACCCTCTGCAATGAATGGAAGCGGCCATTACTGGCCGCTCCGGTACCGGGCCTTATCGGGGTCCGGTCAGCTCACCGTAAACCAGCACTGCCACATCGCTGGCCTTGGTATTGTTGGCGCCGGAAATGGTCAGCACCAGCCGGGCCGGCTTTGGCAAGGTCACCAGCTTGGCGCCATTTGCACGAATGCGCCCTGCGGTGTCCATCGCCATGTTGGACGCAAAGTAAGCATCGTCCTGGGGAACCTCGGCCGAGTCCTTGCCATCTTCGTAAACGAAGCCCAGCTTGCCCTTGACGGTTGCTGTCATGCCCTTGGTGATAAAGGCGCTGGCGTCTTCCAGGCGCATACCTTCGGGAAGGTGGCCCAAATCAACGACATCGCCATCAGCCAGGGCGGCGTTGGAGTCGGAGTTTTCAGCCGCACCGGTAGAGGCGGTGGTCAGACCGAACGCCAGGGCCGACAGGTTGCCGAACGGGGAGAAACCGCCGAACTGGCGGTTATGGAACTGCTTAATGGATACTTTAGCCATGGTGGCCTCCTGCTCAGATATTCGTAACCACACGAAAGGGGCCAGCCGTGGCCAGCCCCTTATCGCTTACTTGCGGGCGCCGATGATGGGTACGGCGGTGTCGATGGCGGTCACACCGTAGTCGGTGATCTCGCTGCCCTCGCCGGTATCCACATCGAAGCGGATCTTGGAGACGCCACGGATGGCACCCAGCAGCAATTCCACCTTGTCGCCGTGGTCCAGCTCTTTCTCTGACCAGAAGAACGGGATGCCAGAACGCTTGTGCGCTGCCATGGCTTCGGCTACTGCCTGACCACCCAGCAACAGGGCGCGGTCTACCGCAAACTTCTCACCGAAGGACTCCGGCACAATGACGGACGACTCGCTCTCGCTGTTCGCGCTGGCGCAATACTTGATGCTGTCGCCGGCGTAGAAGCGGATGGGCTTCGGCATCTTCACGATGAGAATGCCGTTCCACAAACCGGCATCGCCCAGGAACAGCGGGTGCTGGTTGGCCTGGTTTGCGCGAGCCAGGGAAGACGCCTGCATCTGACGGAAACTCGGATCAGTGGCAAAGGAGCTGTACTGAGCCGGGGATACCAGCATCACGCGCAGCGGTGCGTCATCGGCGGCCTTATCGCCCTCAAACTTCACCACGGGCGGCGGCAGTGCGATTTGCTCCATGGTGGTGCGCACACCGTCGATAACGTCCATGGTCATCAGGTCACCGGTGGTCAGATCCACTTCGCCGGCATTCGGGGTGAACGGCACAATGCCGCCGCCGTTGTCCGCGATGTAGTGGCGGTTCTTGGTCGGCGCCTTGACCTTGTTGACCATGATCGCTTCATAGTCACGGTCCTTCTCGGTCGGTACCACCCACTCCACGTTGTTGTGGTAGCCACGGGCGCCAGCCATGTGAACCAGCAATGACTGGTCAATGTAGCGGTCCATCAGGCTCTGTGCGGCCGGACGGCCCAGCGAACGGAACTCCACCGGGGAACGGATACTGGTCATGGCATCGCCCAGGTCCAGCGGGAAACGCGCCTGATCCACACGCAGCCGGTCTTCGGTGATGCTCAGGCCAGTACCACGGCCTTCCGCGTAGCGGCTGCCCATGATCGGCTTGGCGCCTACCGGGTTCAGCAGGTGAAAGGTCACCTCGTCGCCACGGCCTTTGCCCAGATCCTGACAGCGGACAATGGGCATGTGCTGAGTGGTTTGCTTGCGCAGCGTAGACGTAGCACCCGCCTGGCCCTTCGGCATCTTGCCGGTCAGGCTGTTGAGCTTACTGTTGCGCTGCATGTGGGTGGCGAACAGGCCGACCGCCTGTTGCACCATGTTTTTCGGGTCGCCGTACTTGGCGTGAGTTTTGTTCGCGGCCATGGAATCCTCCGGTTAACCGTCAGAGTTGTTTGTTCAGGAAGGCCTCGATCTTCTCGGGCGACATATCCTCCATCCGCTCCAAAAGATCCGTGCCTTCAAGTGACGCCATCTGTTCCTCGGGTGTCGTCGCCCCAGCCGCGCCACCGGGAATGTCCGATAGGCTGGCCGGGGGGTCCGACTCCGCATCCTCGATGGCTGCCTTGGCCTTGGCTTTGGCATCGCCACCGTTGACGCTTGCCTCATCCTTGGCCTGAGTTTGTCCAGTCTCCTGCTTGAACGTATCGAACAGCTCAATTACGTCCTGTGTGCTGCCCTGCTGCAGCACCACCTCGCAGCCTTTGCGAACGTGAACCGGCTGCGATTTCAGCCAGTCGTCCAGCTCCTTGCTTTCAACAATGGAGTCGGCGTCCGGGTGGGCCTCGTAAATGGCGTTGTAGTGGGCCTGTGCTGCGGTTTCCTGCTGCTCTTGCTGTTGCTGCTCGTGGGTCTTCCGGTCACGCTCAGCCAGCTCAAGCTGCACCAGCTTGGCCACACCTTTCGCCAGGTCTTCTTCCGTGAAATCCCCGAACAGGTCAGGGTCAACCCCGTTATCAATGGCGTCCTGAGCCATTGCGGCGTTCTTGTCGGTCTGCGTGGCTTCCTCGCCTGCATCCGCACGGTCCTGAGCTGCCTGCTTCAAGCGCTCAAGCTCTGCGGCCTGAGCCTCAGCCTGCTCTTTCCAGTGCTTCTCACCCTCGCGGGCCTCAACAAGCTTTTCGTAGGGGATGGTGTGCTTGCCGTCCTTCGCTAACAGAACCGGCTCCTGCTGGCTGCCGGAGTCCTGTTGGCCTTTGTCATCGGCCGCACCCTTGTCCTGTTCGTGCTGCTGTTCGTCGTTCTTCGCCTGGTCGTCAGCCTCACCACCATCAGATTCAGTGGAAGCGGCGGGCGCCTCGCCTCCGGTTTCCGACTCAGGTGTGTCGGTATCGCCCTGCCAGCCAATCTCAAGCATCTCGGCTGCCTGCTCTGGTGTGATGTTGTCTGCGTCCAGGTTCTGGTAAAACTCGTCCTGCTGTGTGCTCATGCTTCCCCGCCACATATCGCCGTGGCCGCGTAAAGAGGATGTGCAACGGGGGGCATATCGCCCCGAGCGTCACCCGGCCGTCTGGCTGGGCTTGAGGATGAGGTTATGGATGGTCGGGAGTGGTATCGAACCCTACAGGGGGTAGGAGTGCCGGCAGGGAACCGCGTGGTTGCGGGCCTTACCGGCGGGCGGGTTATGGCAGGTTGTCTTCCACTTCGTCCGTCTCGATACCGTTCATACCGGAATCGGTCTGCTGCGGTACCGGCGGAAAGTTGGGGCTGGTGTTCTCCCGGACATCGGTCACTTGCTCCGGCGGAAGATCGGCGCCTTCGGCCATTGCCTCCGGTGGTATCGCGTCCTCCTGCTGGGCCGGTGCAACGTCCTGTGGAGACGGTGCGCCCCCGGACATTGGCTGGCCAGACTCGGCCGCTGCCTCCTGAGCGGTTGGGAAGTTGGGGTCGTCGCCGCCAGGGCTTGGCCGCTTGTATCCGGCGCCCTTCATGATGGAGTCTGCAATCGGAGCAATGGCCGGCATCTGCGCCACTTGAGCCCCGCCCTGCATGGCGCTGAACGCGGCCTGAACGCCAATCTGAACCGCCTTCGCGTCCAGATTCTTCACTTCGCTGTCGGTCTTGCGCTCCTTCAGATCCAGCTCGCGCTCTTTGATCGCCCGGTCGGATTCGGACAGTGCCTTGTCCACGGCCTCCTGCTTCATCTGTTCGATTTCTTCCGGGCTCGGCATCTGCTGGACCTTGCGCACCGCCTCCACGACATCGCGCTTGTACGGCACATCCATCAGGCTGACCATGAACGGCATAACCGCTGCCTGGTATTCCTGCGGCAGAGACTTCACTGCCTCGGTCATGGCGGCCAGCTGCTGGGAGCGGAAGCTTGAGCTTGTCGGTACGTCTTCCAGGGCTACCTTCATGCGAGTGCGCTGTACGTCATTGCTCAGGTACGGCATTCCGGTGTCAGGGTCTTTCTCCGGCTGGTTCAGGACAACCGACCGGTCAGCCTTTACCGCGTCACCCTCAATCACGATGGTCTGCTCCTGGTCGCCAAGGTCTTCAATGATCATGGCCAGCAACAGGTCACCGACACGGGTACGCCCTTCCCTGAAGTTATCCATGATGTGCGCCAGGCTCTGGTTGCTCTGCTCTACCTGGGTCTGCTCCTGCAGGCCCGATGTCGCATTGCCCTTCTTGCCCATAAAGCTATCGGTGATATTGCTCACCCGCTCAATGGTCTGGCGGTTGTCGTTCAGCATCTGGTGGTGCTGGTCGGTCAGCTGGTAGTCCCGCTTGACCTCAAACCGGGCGCCAGTTCTGGCCATGTGTTCGGCATCCAGTACAACGTCCGCGTCCGGCCTGGCAATCTGGTTGCGCAGCTGGGCGTCTGTCATCGCCACGGCGCCTTTGGTGCGCTCAACCCGGGTTACGCTCATGCCCCAACGAAGCTTTGATTGACCGCTGTTCAGGCTGTCCTGAGCGTACTTCATGCCCCGGACATAGCCGTATGGAATCCCGGTATTGTCTTCCCGGAAGCCCCAAAACGGCACATAGGGGAAATGCCGGTGTGGGTAGGGGCTTGGACCATCATGCAGGCAGTGCGGACCAATCCAGTAACTGCGGCGCAGCCGTGAAACCGTTGCCTTCTTCGGCTTCACGCGCCCACTGGCCACGGCCGCTACATGCGCCTCGTTGCCCTCGTCGTACTCAACTACCCGGCCGTCCGGTGTCTTGAGGACCGCAACCGTTACCCAGCGCCGGTACCACAACTCAGAGACGCAAAGCTCCTTGCTTGTTGGGTTGTACCAGCGTTCTTCCATCCGGGTCCATGCCCGCGCATTGTCCCAAGCGTTCTGCAACCCGGTGCTGATACCACCATCCAGCATGGAAGCATCAACGTCTTCCCACCAGCTGCCGCCATGCTCCCCCATCTTCTCGATCAGCTCTTTGTACTTGGGGAACACTCGCTTAATGCGCTCCGGAGCCAGCCACCGTTGCCGGCGCAGCCATCGGGCGTCCGACAGGTCCGGTTCCTCGGCTCTCATATCCCAATGGATCTCGTTCCGGTGGATGGCCCGACATCGGTACGGGAACTTGAACGGGTCTGACTCCCGGCTCACTTCCACCCAGCCAATACCGGCTGCAATCTGAGGGCGGAAGGCGGCGGAACAGGCCCGGTCGGCCTTACTCTGCTTCTCAGCCTGGTTCAGCTTGTAGTTCAGGGCGTCCGCGACATCCTGGCCACCAACGTCACCGTCCGGCGTTACGCGCCAATCCGTGCGGGTCTGTGCTTCATAGCCCTGAATGGACAGCAAGGCCGGACCAATCAGGTCTTCCACGGCCGGGGGAATGCCCAGCTCCTGCTGACGCCGCAACAGGTCACCATCCAGCTGGTTGCCATCGGCGTAGTCCATCTCCTTATCGGCTATCACCCGCCAATAGGGCTGTTCCTCGATCTCACCGTATATCTCACTGTATTCCTCAAACGACAGTGCCAGCTCATCATCCGGCGCTGCCTGGGGCTTGTCGTCTTCCATCATCATCCTCTGCTCCTACAGTCGCCAGTCCGGCGCGTCCGCTTCTTCGTAGTCGATATTCCCGTATTCCAGCATGTTCAGCTCCTTGGCCTGCGCCCACTGCCGGAAGGCGTCAGCGCCCTCCGTACAGCCGTTGCTCTTGTCCGGTTGGTCGGTGAATCGGTTGTCCTGCTTGCTGAATCGCTTGCGGTAGCCTTCCAGCCGGGTAATGCCATCGGCACACTGCGTCTCATCAATGAAGCAGCCCTTCATGTGCTTGCGAGTGGCGTAGATGCCGGTCATCAGCTCGGTCACCCTGGGCACAATGGCGAATTTCTCGCCGGGCATTAGGTCTTGCAGCTGCTCCATGGTGGATTTGTTGTAGTCCGATAGCCGCTTGTGTTCCGCGTCATGTGGTAGGTAGTGCTTCCCGAAGACATAGCCGCGCTCTCTCAGGTGGGCCACGTAATGGCGCAGGTCTTCGTCATGGGCTTCGTAGTAATCAATGAACCGGTCCTCACCGTGGATCTCCTGGTGGAACCAGATAGCCACACCATCACTGCGGCCAATGTCCCAAAAGGTGTTCACCGGGGCGTCCAGCACGGGCACACGGGTAATGCCGCCGCGCTTGCGCATCCTGAGCATATCCTTGGCAAAGTAGTTGCCCTCGGTGCTGACCTGGAAGGCCTCGGCCGGGAATGATGGGTACTCTTGCCACATCTTCTCGTCGGCGCCACTGAAGTCAGCCTGCCGGGTGGCCACGTACCAGGCCCGCTGGTCCGGGTCGATGGTGATATTCTGGTTCAGGTCGTCCCCGACACGGGCTTCCACCTCATCGAAATACTCATGGTCAGCCTCCGATACCTCCACTTCCCGGGAGTCCATGCGGTAGAGCGGCTCCATCCACCAGGCGTAGAAGTGCAGGCGGTAGTCCCGGGCGGTCAGCTTCTTGCGGCTGGCGTGGTGCTTCTCGGCAATACCCACCATGCGGAAAAACTCACCTTCCCGGCCTTCCGCGGTGGATTCGATGACAGTGACACCAGTGAGTGGTACCGCCGGGATTGAACCGGTAATAACTTCCTTGGCTTTGTGCGGGGCCTCGGCGCAAATCTTCCCGAACTCGGAAATGTGAAGTCGGTGGATGGTGCCAGAACGCATTGAGGTACCAACACGCACACTGCTGTTGTTGTGGGCAAACAGAAGCTCTGTGGCGCTGTCTCGGGCCAATGGAAAGCGGTCGCGTATCTCGCGGGGCAGGTTCTCATACGCGAATTTGACCTTATCCCGGAATATCGTCTCCACGGCTTCCCGGTTCTGCGCCACAATGCCGCACCGCTGGTTGCCGTTGAACAGGGCGTGGTCGAGCCAGACAATCGCAATGAGGGTCGTGAAACCCAGCTGCCGGGCCTTGAGTATCAGGTTCCGGTGCCACAACCGGCGGATAAACCGGCGCTGGGCCGCGTTGGGCTTGAACGGCATGACAAAAGCCTCGCCGCTGTCGTCCTCGTCG